ACCAAGCTATTGAGAATCCTGTCGCTATGCTTGGACTAATCGGCAAAGTTCTACCGCTTCAAGTCGTGGCTAGCATCAAGACAACTGCCGTCGTGAGCGATAAAGTATTGACGCCAGATGAATGGGCAGCGCAATGGGCTGTCCACATGTCCGACGATGAAAGCGTAATCGAGCATGTCAACTAGCCCGATCGCATGGGCACCAATGAGTAAGCAACAGGCCGCTTTCTTATCGTGCCCAGCGGACGAAGTCTTCTTCGGGGGTAGTAGAGGAGGCGGTAAAACGGATGCCGCCCTTGGCTGTTTTGGACTCAAGGCTAGCCAACACGGTAAAGCCGTCGGCATATTCTTCCGCTCAAGCCGTGAGGACTTGCGTGAAGCAATAGCCCGCAGCGCGGACATATACGGGCCATTAGGCGCAAAGTACGCTGATCGACAATGGATATTCCCTAGCGGCGCAAGGTTACGATTCGAGTATCTCGAAAACGTAAAGGATGCGCGTAACTATCAGGGCCACAGCTACACGGACTTATTCTTCGAAGAACTGACGAACTGGGCGAGTCCTGAGCCAATCAACCTATTGCGCGCTACGTTGCGCTCTGCGACTGGTATCCCTGTCCAATTCCACGCAACCGGCAACCCTGGCGGCCCCGGCCATCAGTGGGTTAAAGCGCGATATATCGATCCAGCGCCCGAGGGCAACAAAATTATCTGGGAGGATTACCAGAATCCATTCAGCAAGGAACGTGTCAGAACATCCCGCGTATTCATTCCTGCCAAACTATCCGATAATCCGGTATTGATGTCAGATCCAACATACGTTGCCCGACTGTATCAATCCGGTAGCGCTGAATTAGTCCGTGCATGGCTGCATGGCGACTGGACAATAGTCGATGGCGCATTCTTCGATTGCTGGAACCCTGATGAACATATTCTGCACCCATTCAAAGTACCGGATGACTGGATGCGATTTAGATCTTGCGACTGGGGTTCTGCTAAACCATTCAGTGTCGGATGGTGGGCAGTCTGTCCGGACTTGTATACCACCCCTGACGGCTCTGTAATTCCCCGTGGTGCCGTTATCAGGTACCGGGAGTGGTATGGGGCTGCAAAGGACACTAGCGGCGCTACAAGGCCGGATACTGGCTTGAAGCTAACGGCGGAGGAAGTCGCGGAAGGCATCAAGGAGCGCGATGGTGGTGATACGATACGATATAGCGTTATTGATCCTGCCGCATTCAGTCAGGACGGTGGGCCATCTATTGTTGAGCGAATGCGTATTAATTGGCGTAGGGCGGACAATAAGCGGGTTGGGCGGCGTGGTGCGATGGGTGGTTGGGATCAAATGCGAGCACGTATGATGGGCGAGGACTTAGGCGAGCCATATGGGCAACGTCCGATGATGTACGTCTTTTCGACTTGCACTGACTTTATTCGCACAGTACCGGCATTACAGCACGATAGATCCCGGCCCGAGGATTTGGATACGACGGCTGAGGATCATGCCGCTGATGAAGCTCGATATGGGCTAATGAGTCGGCCATATGTGCCACATGCTAAACTTGTGAAAGAGAATCCAATTATCGAGATTGACGGACTTTCCACGATGACGATGAATGATCTCGTCAAAGCCAGTACCAGACGGCGCAAAGCAGAGCAATATCACTAATGGCTAATCGGATGCTCAGAGCGCTGATGGATGAAGAAAAAAGAGGCACTAGGGCTAATCCCGGCATTGCCTCACCGCTTGGCCCGACGTTATCGATGAAGACAGGTGCGTTTTTGCACCCGCTGTTACAAGCCGCTAAGGATAAATTCCCCAAAGACAACCCTAGAGGGCGTTGGCTTGGCGAAATGCTGTTAGGCGACTCGCCTCAACGCACGGGGCGTGTGGCGGAAGGTATCCCAGATCAATACTTTCACTACAATCGAGGAAGCGGTAGCAACGTTTCCCCTGAGATTGTCGATTTAGCTGGCGCATTGCCGATTGCTTCAACGCTTAAGTTAGCAAAGGCGGCAGCAGTACCGGCGGCGATGGCAACCAGCGCGGGACTGCTTGGCCGTGCGGTTAAAGGCAAAAACTTTGCCCCGACATCGACGGATGATATAGGCGCTGCTTTGCTCGGCCAAAGGCTGCAACATACAGGTGCGCTCGATGATGCAATGGTTGCCTACCAAGGTTCCCCGCATGAATTTGACGCACTTGATCCCACCAAGATAGGCACAGGTGAAGGCGCTCAGGCTTATGGGCATGGATTGTATGTAGCAGAGAATCGAGGGGTTGCAAAGGGGTATCAAGAGGGGCTGTCATCGATGGCTGGCTTTAAAATAAACAATAAATCGATGTCGATAAAAACCGAATCGGTGCCTCATACTCCAGGGTTGCGTCGTATGATTCCTGAATTCAGGGCAATGAGTTTTGTAGAACAGCACGGAGTATTCGAAGGCAAGGCTCAAGCATTGTCTCAGATAAGAAGGCCAGAAGATAAAAAATACCTTAACGATGTTTTGGCAGAGATAGATAAACTCAAAGGGGTTGAAGTAGAAAAAGTTCAAGGCTACCTTTACGAAATAGATGTCCCCGATGAAGACATCGCCAAGATGCTGGATTGGGATGCGCCGTTGAGTGAGCAGCCAGAGAGTGTGCGTAATTTAATAGATAAACAGTCTGGGCGACAAATGGATGACTTTGTTGCGTGGTTTGATAAAGACGCGCCTTATCCAGAAGGAGGCCCGAGTAGTACTAAGTGGGCGGACTTGTCGGAAGCAGATAAAAAAATATTTACGCGACATCTATCAAGCGAAGGGATGCAACTGCCGAGATCATTAGAGAAGCCCAACGAAACAGGCGAACAGTACTATTGGAATCTATCAGAGGATGCAGAAGAATCTAGCAAAATGTTACTAGATAACGGCATCCCTGGCATCAAATACTACGATCAAGGAAGCCGAGCAGCCGAAGAAGGCACCCGCAACATGGTGCTATTTGATGACTTAGCCAGACGCGCCAAAGTCCTGAAACGCAATGACGAGGTAATAGCGCAGCCATCAGTCGATGAGTTTATTGGTAAGTTGCTAGAGGATTAGGTAATGCCAAGCACCAGCAAACAACAACGTAAATTCATGGCAGCGGCTGCTAACAACCCCGGTTTTGCTAAAAAAGCAGGGATATCGCAGTCTGTCGCCAAGGACTTTCATGGCGCAGATAAGCGGAAAAAGAAAAGCGCGGCAAAGCCGAGTATGATCAAAGCATTAACTTCGGAGCCTAAAGGCTATGCCTGACAACGACTACACTAATGACGGCTCGATGGAAGTCCCTGCCGATGCGGGCAAAGGCCCAGCGGGTGTTGTTAACCGCTGGGTGACTGAGCTGGACTTGGCTGACAAGCAGGAGGCCGACTGGCGCAAGCGAGCGCGGGATGTCGAGGCTCGTTATCGTGATGAGAACACGGACTCCACGCAGCCTGGACGCTACGCAAATGGCAAGCGATTCAATATCCTCTACAGTAACGTGCAGACTATTTGCCCGACTCTGTATAACCAAAGCCCGACGCCTGATGTCCGCCGCCGGTATCGGGATGCAGATCCAATCGGCAAAGAAGTCTCCGAAGTCCTTGAGCGCTGCCTGTCATTTACGATGGACGAGTGCGACTTTGACAGGTACATGCGATTAGCGGTTAAAGATCAACAACTCTGCGGTCGCGGCGTCACCCGTGTCCGCTATAACCCCGCGTTTGCTGATGAAACCGACGAAATGAGCGGTGACAGCTACGAATCTCTGCAAGGCGAGGAAGTTAAGTTTGAGCATGTCGGCTGGCCGGATTTCCGGCACGGCCCTGGGAAAACCTGGGAACAGGTGCAGTGGATAGCATTTCGGCACCTGATGACGCGCGACGAACTTAAATCGAAATTCGGCGACAAGATGGGCGAAGAAGTCACGCTTGATTATTCGCCTATGGGGCTGGACGACAAAGACGGTGCGCCAGCGACGGATACATTTAAGCGCGCCACGGTGTGGGAAGTGTGGTGTAACCGTCAGAAAGAGGTGATTTACATCTCGAAGTCGTTAAAAGAGCGCCCGCTGAAGACTGAAAAAGATCCATTAAAGCTCAGAAACTTCTTTCCAACGCCGCGTCCGTTGTATGCGATGGAAAGCACCGATAGTCTGGTGCCGGTAGAGCCTTTTATATTTTATCGCGATCAAGCAGACGAATTAGACAAAATTACATTTCGGATCTCGGGAATCATTGACGCATGCAAAGTCCGTGGTATTTACGACAGCACCATCACCGAGATGCAGAACATCATGGATGCATCCGAGAACATGATGATACCAGCGCAGGACGTTTTGCCGCTGATGCAATCCGGTGGACTGGCAAATGCCATTTGGATGTGGCCGATTGAAAAAATAGCAGGCATTCTAGGGCAGCTCTATCAACAGCGAGATCAGATCAAGACAACCATTTACGAAATCACCGGTATTGCTGACATTATGCGGGGCAGCTCTGCGGCAATGGAAACATTGGGCGCACAGCAACTCAAGGTGCAGTTCGGCACGATGCGCCTCGATGATTCACGCCGGGACATTCAACGATACGCCAGGGATTTAATTCGTATTGCTGCTGAAATTATTAGCGAGCAATTCACGCCAGAGTCTTTGCAGATGATGACGGACATTAAATTGCCGTCGATGCAAGAAAAGCAGCAAGTGCAGATGATGTTGCAAAGTCAACAAATGGCGATGCAGGCTCCGCCAATGGGGCCACCTATGGCACCCGGACAGCCCGGACAGCCGCCACAACAGCCACAGCCGCCACAGTTGCCGCCCGAGATACCCCCGGAAATTATGGAGATCCTGGAAAAACCGACGTGGGAGGAGTGCATACAATTATTGCGCGATGATAAGCAGCGCAGCTTCCGCGTCGATATTGAGACAGATTCAACGATTTCCGGTGATTACGCCGCAGATCAACAGGCTATTACCCAACTGTTGCAAGGTGTCTCTGCATTTATTGCTGATGCCGGCCCAGCAGTTGAGTCTGGGTATCTACCGCTAGAGGCGGCTAAAGCGATGATTATGGCGGCGGTGCGTCGATTCAAGCTCGGACGCGAAGTCGAGGATGCGTTAGACATGATTGGTGAGAACGATCCAACGCAGGCCCAAGGCGAAGAAGGCGGGACTGGCGTCGAGCAAGCATTGCAGATGAAGTTGCAAATCGAACAGCAGGAAGCCCAGATCAAACAGCAAGAAGTTCAGCAGAAAATGCAGATTGATCAAGCAAAGATGACGTTAGAGTCTCAGATCAAGCAAGCAGATCTAGCGATGCAGGAAAAAGAACTGGTATTGCGTGAGCGCGAGATAGCTATTAAGGAATTTGAAGCGCAGAAACCAGAGCCTGATGTTGCGAATAAAATACAAGCAGACATGCTGATGGCTCGCGAAAAGATGCAGTTCGAGGCGATGGAGGCGGATAAACAGCGGCAGGTTGAGCTGGCTAAGGCAATCATGGCGGAATTTAATGAGGGCGAAAACAGGCCCGCCGATCCAGAGCAGGCGATTACTCGGGCTGCTGAAATTATGGATCGCATTAAATCTGTGGTGTCGGCGACTAATTTACCGTTGGCAGAAACAACAATGCTGGTGGCTGGCGAGCCAGAAATGACTGAAACCACGATTGTGGTTGATGACATGGGCAATATGTTGCAATAATCCAACTATGAGTAGATACAAAGACAATTACGATAATATTTCTTGGGACAGAACTGGCTATGGGCAGTCTGCATCCAGATCAGCAAATCGTGCGTCTGGGCCGTATGTCCAGGGCGATTATGCGGCGTATGAGTGCCCAATCACTGGCGACATTATCGACGGAAAGCGCGAACACGCAAAGAATTTAGAGAAGCATGGGTGTCGAGTTCACGAAAAAGGTGAATTTGAGGATGTTAAAAAGTACGGGCGGCAACGGCATGAGGAAGCGATAGATCGAGCCGTTGATCAGGCCGTACAACAAATGGCCCATGAAATTGATTGGTAACCAACAGGGTGAAAATATGGCTGATGATGATGCAGTAATTGGTGCAGAGGCTCCGGTAGAGGAATCTATTGGTGATTTTATTGGCGAGCAGTTCGACGCCGCCGAAGCATCCGATATTGAGTCAGCGCCTGTTGAATCAGAAATTAGGGATCGTGCGGAAGAATCCGTGCCCCAAGAAGCCGTCGAAGTATCGGCGGAAACCGAAACCGACGAGGGAAGTGTTGAGCCTGAATCTCAGATCACTACAGCACCCCAGTCGATGTCGGCGAAAGATCGTGAAGCATATTACGCTTTACCGCCTGAGAGCCAGCAATGGATTTCAGATCGCGTTAAGGAGCAAGAGGCTGATTACACGAAAAAGACAATGGAAGTTGCAGAGCAAAGGAAATATTACGAAGATCTCGACAAGGTAGCTGGCTCAAGGCGTGAGCAATTTGCGATGAACGGTATGAATGTAGCCCAGGGTTTTGAACAGCTACTTTCTTTATCTGATTATGCGCAAAGAGATCCGATTGGGTTTACTAGTTATCTTCTCGAAAGTCGCGGATTA